CGACCTCCCGCAGCTCGGCAAGCGAGAATGCCTCCAGCGATGATGCATCCGGCAACGTCATGTCGGCTGTGAATCACGCCAGCGCCCTCAGCGCAACTACCTCGCCCGGGAATCTGCCCCGGTTACGGAGCGGAACGATGCCTGCGAATACTTTTTCAACGGGGCGGGATTGCCAGTTGGTGGTGATTGCGCCGAAGGGCGCCGGAGGCCAGGGCGGGCGGGTGGACCTGACGCATGTGACGTCGTTCGAGAGCCGGCAGGTGACGCATCCGATCCGGATCGACCGGCTGGATGGCGTGCACTTGGCGGCGGAACTGCCGAAGGGGTGGGAGGGACATTTCGAGCTGGACCGGGGCAACTCGGCGGCGGACGATTTCATCAATTCGCTGGAGCAGGCTTGGCATAGTTCGGGTGAGCTGCAGGGAAGCACGCTGTATCAGTATGTGAGCGAGACGGATGGGAGCGTGAGCACGTATCAGTTCGAGGGGACGGTGTTCAAGCTGACGAATGCCGGGCAATGGAAGGGCGATGCTGCGGTAAGGCAGCGATTGGACTTTTCGCTAGCCGGCGGAAGCGGATTTGATGGAGCCGACGGTTATCACGCCGACGCAGCGTATCGTGGCGGAGGCCGGTGCGGCGCTCGCGGTCACTGACGCGACAGGGCGCACGCTGCAGTTTCGGCGGCCGGGAGCGCTGGACCGGCTGCGGCTGTTCAAGGCGCTAGGACCGGTGCTGTCCAGTAATGACCGGTATGTCGGCTATACCATGCTGGCGTTTTGCGTGGTGGGGATCGACGACGTGCCGATGCCGATGCCGGCGCCGGCGAACGAAGCGCAAGTGGAGGCGCTGGTGGCGCGGCTGGGCGACGTGGGGCTGGCGGCCGTGGGCGAGGGATTGGCGGCGGCCACCCCGGGAAACCTGTAGGCGCAGCCGGGCCGGGGGATTGCGGCCCGGCTGCGCTGCGGGCACTGACGCGGAGCGCCGACCTGGTAGATAGTTTGTTTCTTGTTAGGAATGGGGTGTCATTCGACGTGGCGTTTTCGCTGGACGCGGCCGAGCGGACGGCGTGGATCGTTGTGCTGGGCGAGTTGGACGGACGAGTTTGGGATTGGGGAGCGATGCGGTGGACGGCGTGACGGGCGACGCGCTGCCGTATGGTGTGGACACGCTGGTGCTGCGGATCGAATGGCCGGCGCCGGCGCCGCGTGGGTATGACGGACGGATGTGGCGGATGCGGCCGCTGCGCGGGTGGACGCCGAGGTTGGAGGTCCTGCAAGACGTAGCCGAACCTGGGGAGGGCATTTCTCAGCCGGGTAATGAAAGCGTTGGACATTCACGTCTGCAGAGCGTCGGCTCGGAGACGGCTGGGACGCTGAGCGATTAGAGTGTCGATGGCGGTGCAGTCCACCAAATTCAGTTTGCCATTGGGCGGAATGAGCCATTGGCGTTACCACCGGTCTTTTTACCGGGAGCGCCTGAGAACGAAGACTTTGTCAGATTAACTTTGGAGGGGCTTGAGGCCGCTCGGAAAGCCCTCGGGACTGTCCTTCATGCTGAGAAATCCGATGAGCCGCCAAAGTTAAAGGACTTGAAGAAACTCTCGGATGGAGAGATAAGGAAGCTCGGCAAGACAGATGACGATGCTCATAGCACGAAAGATATATATGGCACCGGAGTTGATCTGTATAAAGATAAAAAGGGCAATATCTATGTTGGTGATAAGGATGGTGTGGGTGAACCCACTCCGACTGGGTTCAATGTAAGGGACTTCAAATGACGTTGGATCGCCAGTTTATATTTAAAAGCAAATTCCATGTAGAATTTTACTATTGTGGTTTTTCCTGCGATCCCGACGTGATCTCCGCGATGCTCGGCCTGACGCCGACCAAGTCATGGTGCAAGGGGGATGTCGGGCCGGCCCCGGCCATGAAGCGGCGGAGCAGTGCTTGGGAGATAAAAAGCAGGCTGCCGGTCACTCACAAAGTTACCGAGCAGATCGACGACGTCGTTGCTCAGCTCGCAGGGGTTGAGGAGCAGCTCAAAGCGCTAGACTTCGGCGGCGAGTTCCGGATGTTGGTTGCCCTATACATCGTTGGCGACGAAAGACCACCATTTTACGTGTCCAAACGCGCCATCAAGTTCATGGCGAACCTTGATGCCGATCTGGACATCGACCTGTATCGCATCCCCGACGACGATGATGGTTGAAGGGGGTTGCGATAAGCGCGCCTAGACATCCGGACCCCTAGCCAACGGACGGGTGGACATGCACTGAGCGATTCCGAGTTGTTCCGGCTAGAGCTCTACAACTCGATGCGCTCCCGGTTAGAAGAGATCGACCTCAGGAACCCTGAACTCCAGAAACAGCATGTCACGGGACCGGAAGGTTTCGGGCCGAGGCAGGCCGAGGTTGACGCGCTCGGGCGGGCGTTGGCAGGCGCGCGCAACGGCGGGCCGACGCCGCAGGGGCCGGTGAACACGTTTGCCAACCCGGGCCGGCCGTTGGTCCCAAGGGTTCTCGGGAGCGATGTCAAGAACATCGGGATACAGGTCCGGGGACGCTTCCCAACGACGCCCCAAACGCCGAATATTGTGATGTATCGCGCGGACAGCAATGGCACTATCACAAGCTACCAAGTTTGGGCGGCGGATGGCTTCCCCGCTTACAGAGTTGATACGATAGGTGCGTCTCATGGGGGCGTTCCCACACCACACGTCACCGAGTTTGCTCGTAATCTTTCAACATTGGGAGAGGTGTTCGTGGGAACCCCGAGCTTTCCGAGACGAGCGACTCCGAGAGAAGTCCCATGACATCAGAAGATCAGAGAACATTACAGCGACTGAAGCACCTTGAGATAAAAGTGTATAGGGGATTGCACCTCGACGCGCGCAACACAGACACAGACGTCATTGATCAGTGGATCGAACGGGAGGCAGAGTCACCTGCTGATCTTGAGAGATTGCTGAACCACATACACATGTATGACTTTTTTCCTGATGTACAGGATGAAGGCGAACTGGAAAGTTTTGCAAACGAGATTGTCCACGATTGGGGCAAAACTCTTTTCGATTTGGACCCGAGATATCGGGTTATAACGTATGAAGGCTACGGCCCAGAGGTCACGTTCTATTTCGATCGTGGGGTGTTGGACGCCGTGTGACCGGCCGAGAAGGACTATAGGAATCCTACTTGTATCTCATGATACATTAATATATTAGTTTTACTCAAAGAATACGCGAAGTCCAATTAGGAATTTGCTCCATAATCATGGAAGTTGCAGTAGCAGAATTAACATTTGATCTTGTCATGGAAAATGATATGTCTTTTGTTGAAGGATGCTATCGATTACCTAATGAACATTGGCATATATTCATTTTTGTTCGTGAGAGAGGTATGCAAAAAATGATAATTGAGCAGAATGTTGTCTGGGAAAGCGGTAATACAGGATTCGTAGTTACATTACCAGAAGATGTTAAGCTTAACAAAGATACTGCCTTAAAGATTTTATCTGATATCTCAAATGTCGCAGTCTGGTCAGAGGTGCGTGGCCCAGACTCTATGCAGCTCCGTTGAGCTAAGCATCTTAGGGGCTGAGCATGATCGACGCGTATGAGATCGGCATTGAATTGGCGCTGCAGGATGGGGTAAGCGCCGGGCTGCGGGTGATCGCGCAGGGGCTGGGAATGCTGGACCGGGCGGTGGCGGCGACGGTGTCGGCGGGTCGGCTGGAGGTGCCGACAGCCGTGGCGCTGACAGCCGCGGCGCAGGGGGCGGCGCAGGCGGTCGCGGCGGCTGGGGCAATTCTAGGTGCCTACAATCGTGGAGGCGGTTGCAGCGATGGCGGAGCCGGCCGCGGCGGGCGTGCCAGTGGCGGCTCGGGCGGCGTTGTCTTCGGGGATTGCGGTCACGGCACCAACGGCGGATTTTGAGCGGCCGGCGGTGGCGCCGTTAGTGGTAAGGACAGCGGCGATGCCGGCGCAGGCGGCTCCGGTTGCGGTGATGGCGGCGCTGGTCGGGGCGACGCCGGGGGTGGCGGCGCGCTGGGCTGGAGTTCCGGTGGCGACGCGGGTTGCGGCGGCGGTTGCGGCTCCGGCGGCGGCGCCGGTGCGGGCGGCGGCTCTGCTCGTGCCGCAGGCAGTGGCGGACCGTGTGCCGGCCGCGCCCGGGCAGACTTCGGGGGCGGGACCGGCCAGGGGGGCGGCGATTGCAATTCCGGTCGCGCCGATTACGCCGGCGGCAGCGGAAGCGATGCGGGCCGCAGCGCCAATGGCGCGGGCGGCTCCGGTGATGAAAACGCAGCGCGCGGCTGCGGTAGCGCCTGTGGCGCCAGGTGCGCCGATCGGTGCGATGGAGCCGATGCGGAATGTGGAGCGCGGGAGGCATCAGCGGCCGAATGCGCCGCCACCACGGGTTCCGTCGATGGTTGCAGTCCCGCTGGCGCCCGCGGCGCCCATTGCGGGGAGGCTGGAAGGACAAGCAATGCCGCCGGGGCGCGAGCTGTTGCCGGGCAGCCCGGCGGTGCCGCCACCCCAGGCGCAGGATGGCGGCAAGGGTGGAGGGGACGTAATGCTCGATGGACGGCTGGTGGGGCATTGGCTGGCGGATCGGATGGGCCGCGACGCGGCTCGGCCTCCGGCTGGGACGACGCGGTTTGATCCGCGGCAGGCTGCGGCATGGACGCCGTCGGGAGCGTCGTGATGGGATCGCCGCCGGTATTGGGGCCGGTCGCATTCCAGGGGTTCGAGGTGCCGGAGCGGATCACGATGGGCGGGCGGCAGCGGCTGACGGTGCATACGTTGCCGGGCGGGACGCGGATCGTGGATGCGATGGGGCCGGATGATCGGGAGCTGGCTTGGTCGGGGATGATTTCGGGGATCGGCGCGGCGGAGCGAGTCCGGCAGCTGGACCGGTTGCGGCGGGCAGGGCAGGCGCTGCCACTCGGGTGGGATGGGTGGCGTTACACTGTGATCATTTCGCGTTTTGAGGCGGACAGCGCCAATCCGTGGTGGGTGCCGTATCGGATTTCATGCACGGTGCTATCGATGGGGACTTGGCGGCGGTCGAGACGCTACCGGCATTGGCGACGCTGGCTGAGGCGGCGGCGCTGGGGGCGGGGCCGGAGCTTGAGAGCGAGATGGCGGCGGCTGGGATTGGCCTTGCGTCAGCGGCTTTGTCGGATGTCGTGGCGGCTGCGGGGTTGTTGGCCCGGCTGGCCACGGCGCGGGCCTATACGACGAGTTTGGAGAACAAAACGTGAATATTGTGACCGTGGCGGGAGGTGACCTGTTTCGGCTGGCACTGGCGCATTTGGGTGATGCGACGCAGTGGAACCGGATCGCCAAGATCAACGGGCTGTCTGATCCGGTGCTGGCGGGGCTTGTTACTTTGAAGCTGCCGACGGTGGACCCGGCGGCTGGAGGCGGCATTGAGCGGAGCTAGAGCGCCGCGGGCGCAGGTCCTGGCGGATGGGTCGGCGCTGGCGGGTGTGCTGGCGGTGGACGTGTTCGCCAACAATCATTTGGCGGCGGATCGATTTCGAGTGCGGTTTGCGGCGCGGGTTGCGGATATGGCCGGACTGCAAGCGCCGGGGTTGCGGTTGGATGTGCAGGTTGGGTTCGGTGACAGGTGGGCCAGCCTGGTGCTGGGGACCGCGGATACGGTCTCATTTGATCCGATCCGGGGCGTGCTGGAGATCGAGGGGCGGGATCTGTCGTCCGGGCTGATCGAGGCGCGGGTGGGGGAGACGTTTGCCAACCGGACCTCGAGCGAGATTGTCGAGGTTATTGCCGGGCGGCACGGGCTGGTGGCGGATGCGACGCCGACGTCGACGCCGGTTGGGCGGTATTACCAGAACGAGCACGACCGGCTGACGCTGGGGCAGTTCGCGCGAGCGATGACCGAGTGGGACTTGCTCGCATTTCTGGCGGGTCAGGAGGGATTTGACCTGTTCATGGAGGGTGAGCGGCTGCGGTTTGCGCCGCCGACCGGGGATGGGCTGGTCGTGCTTCGCGTTGAGGACTGCCTAGGGCTGGAGCTTGAGCACCAGGTGGGGCTGTCGCGGGCGATTGAGGTGATGGTGCGGAGCTGGGGCACTCGGGCTGGGGTGGCGGTTCAGCATACAGCGCGTCGGGAAGCTGGGCGGCGCGGGGTTGGGCGTGGCGCGGCGACGTGGCGGCATGAGTTGGTTCGGCCGAACCTCAATGCCGGACAGGCCCAGGTGGCGGCGGAGTGGGCGTTGGCGGATCTGCTGCGGCATGAGTGGACGGCGCAGGCGACGATGCCGGGGGAGCTTGAGATGACGGCGCGGACCCGGGTGGCATTGCTGGGTGCCGGAGCGGATTGGGACCGGAGTTACGCAGTGGCGGAGCTGAGCCGGCATTTGGATGTGCGGCGGGGTTTCACCCAACGGCTGTGCCTGCAGGCTGTGCCGCTCGGGCCGGACGGGGGACGCTGATGGACCGGTTTCTGAACGCGATCAAGGCGCATACGGGAGCACAGGATGCGGCGGCGGGGCAGCCTCGGTTCGGGGTGGTGACGTCGGTTGATCCGGCGGCCGGGACGGCGCGGGTGCAATTACAGCCGGATGGAGTTTTGACGGGGTGGCTGCCGGTGCTCAGCCCTTGGGTGGGGGCCGGGTGGGGGATTTCGTGCCCGCCTTCGCCTGGAGACCAGGTGATGGTGCTGCCGCAGGAGGGTGATGCGGAGCATGGGGTCATTGCCGGGCGGGCCTGGAGCGCGCTGGCGGCGATGCCGGCAACACCTGTCGGCGAGTTATGGCTGACGCATCGAAGCGGCAGTTATTTGCGTTTGCTGAATGACGGGACGGTTTCGGTGCGAGGCGATTTGCATATCGAGGGCGAGGTCTTTGACCGACGTGGGTCATTGGATCAGCTGCGGCAGAGCTATAACCGACATCGACATGCTGACCCGCAGGGTGGGATCACGGCACCGCCGGAGCCTAAGGATTTGGGTGAGGGTGGGAAGCAGGGGTGAGTTGCCGCGAGCAACTTTGAGTTGTTCGAGCGCCCTCACCTTGGCCTTTTCCCGGAGGGAGAGGGGGAGATTGCCGCTTTGGAGGAGGGTGGTTTGGCGGATTTGCATCAGGGCTGGGCTGGGGACTTGTTCGTGGGGCCGACGGGGGACTTTGTTACTGTGACGGGACCGGCCTTGGGGACGGAGCGGGTATTGCGGCGGCTGCTGACTAATCCTGGGGATTATGTCTGGCAACCGGGCTATGGAGCGGGTTTGGCGCGGTTTGTGGGAGAGCCGGCTGATGCGGCGGCGATCCAGGCGGTGATCCGGATGCAGATGCTGCTGGAATTGGCGGTGGCGCGAGTGCCAGAGCCGGTCATCGACGTGCAGTCCGATCCTGGCGGCACCTTGTCGGTGCAGATTCGGTATGCCGACGCAGATACGGCGGAGGCGCGGACGCTTTCCATCGAAATGGGGAAATAGACCATGCAGCTTCCGTTGCAGGATTTCACGGCGCTGGTGCGGACGCAGGCGGCGGCGGTGCAGGGGGCGGCGCGCGGGCTGATCGACCTGTCGGTCGGGAGCGTGCTGCGGGCGGTGCTGGAGGCGAATGCCAGCATTGGCCTGTGGGTGCAGTGGCTGATCGTCGAGGTGCTGGCGACCACCCGGGCGGCAACCAGTGCGGGTTTGGACCTGGATAGCTGGGTGGCAGATTTTGGCTTGACGCGGTTGCCGGGCATTCCGGCGGTAGGGTGGGCGACGTTCAGCCGGACCACCACGGGGTTGAGTTCGGTGGTGCCGGTAGGAGCTTTGGTGAAGACGGGGACGGGGACTGACGCGCTGTCGTTTACCGTACTGGCGGATGCAGGGCATCCAGCCTGGACGGGGGCGGGATACCTGCTGTCGGGCGATCATGTCGCGGTCGTGGCTCCGGTGAGGGCACTGGCGGCTGGTCGGGCGGGTAACGTACGGGCTGGGGAGATGCGGCTGTTGGCCAGCGCCATCCCGGGAGTGGACGCGGTGACGAACGAAGCGGCGGCGGCGGGCGGATTGGATGCGGAAGCCGATGCGGCGCTGCGGGTGCGTTTTGGCGGATTCATCGATAGCCGGACGCGGGCGACGGTGGGCGCGGTCGAGTTTGCTATTCGGGGGCTGCAGCAGGGATTGTCGTTCGCCGTTGCGGAGCGGATGGATGCGGCTGGCGCGGTTCGAGCGGGGCACTTCACACGGTCACCATCGACGATGGTTCGGGCGGGGCAACACCAGCGCTGCTGGCGCGGGCGGGAGCGGCGATCGAGGCAATCCGGCCTATAGGCAGCACGTTCAGCGTGCGGGCGCCGCTGGTGGTGCTGGTGGATGTTGCGCTGAAGGTGGCTGGACCTGCTGCGGCTTTGGCGGCGGTGCGGGCGGCGGTGGGAGCGTATGTGGCGGCGCTGCCGATTGGAGCCGGGCTGGTGGTGTCGCGGGTGATCCAACGGGCGCATGACGCCGATCCCGGGGTGACGCGGGTTTCGGATGTGACATTGAATGGTTTGGCCGATGACCTGACGCCGGGACGTTATGGCGTCGTGCGGCTACGGTCGATGACGGTGTCGGCATGACCGGCGATCAGGATGACATGCGGTTGCGATTGAGGCTGGCGTTGCCAAACCGGTGGTTTGCCGATGTCGCGCCGGTATTGGATGGGGTGCTGACGGGGCTCGGCGCCGCGTGGGCTGGATTATATGCGCTGCTCGGCACGGTGCGGGTGCAGTCGCGGCTGCTGACGGCGACGTCGGGGTTTCTCGATCTTTCGGCGCAAGACCTGTTTGGCGGGCGGCTGCCGCGGCGGGCGGGGGAGGCGGACGAGACGTTTCGTGCGCGGATTGGGCGGGTGCTGCATCGGGTCCGGGCGACACGGGCTGCGCTGCTGGCGGCGGCAGTGGAGGAGGGTGCGGGCGCGATGCGGGTTTTCGAGCCGGCGCAGCCGCGGGATACAGGAGTTTATGGCGGGCCAGGACTAGGCTGGGGAGTTGCGGGGGGCTGGGGATCGCTGGCGATGCCGCTGGAGTGCTTGGTGGTGTTGAAGCGGAGTGCGACGCCGGATGCGGCGGTGACGGCGGCGCTGGTGGAGGCGTTGCCGGCGGGAGGCGTGGCTTGGGTACGGTTTGTCGGTTAGGGCGATCCTGAGTAGGTTTGCCGTCGCCCTCACCTTGACCTCCTCCCTAGGTGGAGGGGCAAAACAATTTAGTTGGAGAGTGACTGATGGATCGACAAATCGTCTATCCCGGCTCCATTCCACTCGACACCGACCTGCTGCAAATGCAGCGGAACATGATGACGACGGTCGGTTTGCTGGCGCAGTGCGTGCTCGGGACGGGAACGGTGGCGGACGGACTGGCTTGCGTGCCGGCAGTGACGGGATATGGGGTGGTCGTTGGGCCGGGAAGCCTGTCGACGCTGTATGTCACCGACGCGCGGCCATTTGGGTCGGTGGCGGCAGACGCTACGCCGCTGGTGAAGATCGGGTATAATGCGTCGAACACGGCGGTGCTGATCCATGGGCCGGCGGACGGCGACCATGCGATTTGCTGGCTGATTCAGGCGGCCATCATCGAGTATGATACCGGGCCGGTGGCGCTGCCATATTTCAACGCGGCTGACCCTGCCGTGGCGTGGAGCGGGCCACTCAATAGCGGCGCGGCGCAGAATACGCAACGCGTGGTGCGGATTGCGTTGGCCGCAAAGCCAGGCGAGCCACGAATTGTTGGCGGTCGGTTTCCGCCGGTGGCGGACGCTGGGTGGGTCGGGCTGTATTCGGTGATGACGTATTTCGGCCAGGCGACCCAGGCGGTGGACATTGCGGTTTCACCGGGCGGCCCGTTCGTGCCGTTTAAATTACCGGCATTGCTTCCAGGGTTCAGCCGGCAGGAGGTGTTTCCCCAGAACACCATTTGGGTTGCGCCGCCGGATGTGCGGTCGGCGAAGGTAAGGCTGGTGGGTGCCGGCGGCGGCGGCGGCGCCGATTATACCGGGGGCGGCGGTGGCGCCGGCGGTTACGCCGAAGCGATCGTGCCGGTCGAGCCCGGGGGCGTGGTGGTCGTGACGGTCGGTGTCGGCGGGGCCGGCGGCGCGCCGCGGTATAATGGGGTGGTGGGCGGCTCAACGTCGTTTGGGACACTGGTTGCTGCCTCGAACGGGTTTGGCGGGCGTTCGGGCAATCCGGACAGCGCGGGCGGCAATGGCGGGCGCGGGACAGTCGGTACATTGTTGCTGTTTGGCGGACCAGGCGGGGATGGACCGCTCGCGGCGGCGCTGCCGGGCGGGGCGGGCGGGGCCAGCGCCTTCGGCGGCGGCGGGCGCAGCGCGTTCCTTGGCGGATCACCGGCGCAGGGGCAGGCGGCGGGATCAGGCGCTGCGGGCGGGTTTGGGCCGAACACGAATCGCGGCACGGGGGCGAATGGGCTGGTTATTGTCGAGTATTAGATGACTTGAAAATTGGTTAGGCGGGTCTCTCAAGCGGCCCTCACTCAACCCTCTCCCGGGGAGAGAGGGCTTTAGTCGCTGCGTTTTTTGGGGAACAAAATGGCAACTAATGCGGTTCACCTTTATAAGCCCAGTGCCGCGCGGGTGCTGGTGTTGGATGGGTTCGTGCCGGGGCCGCGTGGTGCGCCGGCCATGGCTCCGGCACTGCTGGCGTGGCCGGCGAAGGACCCGGCTGACGTGCTCGACTATCAGTTCGACATTACCCCGGCGTTGAGCGGGAACGATGGCGATGCGGTCGCGACGCTCGACGTAGCAATCAGCCCGGCGAACCCTGGAGATTTGTCACTGGCTTCGGCGGCGGCGGATGGCGCGCGGGCGGTGTTATGGCTCGCCGGCGGGCAGGTTGGGACGACTTATAGCGTGACGCTGACGATCGGGACGCAGGCCGGGCGAGTGCTATCGCGGTCGGTGCTGCTGCCGGTGCTGGCGCTGGCGTCGGCGCCTTGGGTGTCGGAGGCGCTGCAAACGGAGAGCGGGTCGGAACTCTTGGACGAGTTCGGCAATCCGTTGCTGTTGGGGAGTTAGGGTCATGCCGACGATTAAGAACCTGCCGCTCGCTTTGGCGGCGGCTGATGGCGACCTGTTGCCAATCAGCCAGGGCGGCCTCGCGCGGCGCGTGACACGGGCGCAGTTCTTGGCGGGGATGCAGCCGACGCTGGCGGTGCAGGCGGGGGTGCTGCTGGGGCGGAGCAGTCCGGGGATTGGCGGAGCAGAGCGGATTGGTGTGGGCGCCAACCTGCGTTTGATCGATGGTACGCTGTCGGCGGCGGCGCCATTCAGCGTGGCGGGGCTACCGGGCGGCGTCGCCCTGGCGGCTGGAGATTTGGTCGGCGTGGCGCAGGGCGGGCGGGACACGGCGGTGTCGTATGGCGCGTTCATGGCCGGACTGGGCGGCGTGGCTGGGATCGATCTTTCGGCGCAACTCGTGCAGGCGCCGGGCGGGTTTGCGCGAAGCCTGGCAGACTGGACGGCAGATGCCATGCCGGTCGAGGCGTTCGGCGCGGTGGGCGACGGCGTCGTCGACGATACGGCGGCGCTGGATTGAGCGGTCGCTAGCGGGCGGCCAGTGCGGCTGGGGCCGCATGTTTATGCCTTGAGGGGGCAGTGGACGATCAGCAGCCCGGCGACACTGATCGGCGTGCCCGGCCGAACGGTCTTGCGGCGGCTAACGGTTGGCGGTGCGCTGGCCACGGGGGCGTTCATCAGCATCGCGGGCGCGGCGTTTACGGCGTTGGGAGTTTCGTTCGACGCCGGGCAGGTGCCGGGAGATAGCTGGGGCGTGCTGGTGACGCCGGCGTGCGTGCAAACGTTATTTGATAGTTGCGTGTTCCAAGGTGCGCTGGGGGCAAACCTTGGAAGCGGGTTGGTGATCCAAGGGCGGGACGGTGTTTCGGGCTCGCCGAGCCGACATCGCGTGCTGGGGTGCGAGGCGCGCGACAACCAGGTGCATGGGATTTGGATCCAGGCAGTTTCGGGCGCGTTGATCGAGGGATGCGTGGCGCATGGCAATGGCGGATATGGCATCTGCATTGACTTCAACGACACGGCTTTCCGACAGGTGGTTCGGCACGTATGGGTGTTGGGGTGCGAGGCCTGGGGCAATAACCGCGGCATCTCGGTTGGCAACTTCAATGAGATCAATGCCGAGCCGCCACGGTGGGGGCATGCGCATCCGGACGCAATAAGCGTGATCGTGGCGGGCAATGCCTGCCACGACAACACGTCCTATGGAATCGCGGTCGCCGGGCTCGCACTTCAGGTAGCGGACAACGAGGTTTCTGCCAATGGCGATGGTATCCTTGCCAACGCCATGCAGTCGCGGATCGTTGGGAATATCGTGTCGGGGCCGAGCTATTTTGGAATCGACGCGGGAGGGTGCGTCGATTGCGACGTGTCCAGCAACTTGGTGCAGGGCTGTTCGGTCGGCATCAACCCGGGCGGCAGCCGTGGCGTGCGGGTCGCGGATAATCAGTTATTGGGCAATGGTTGGGGCATCACGGCCTATAACGTCGAGACAGATGGGCGCGGGCAGAATTTCGGTATTGCGTGCCAGGGGCTCGCGATTGAGGGCAACCGCATCGTGCTGAGGGATGGCTCGGGCGGCGGAGTGTATTTGCTCGATGCGCCGCAAGGTGTGTCGGTGGTGCGGAATGCCTTCTTTGGCGGCGATGGCAGCAGTCCGTCGCAGGCATTATGGGCGCACACGGACAGCGTTCTGGTGCGGGACAATAGCTGGAACAACCAGGTGCGAATGATCTGCAACCCGGTCGACACGGGTGCAATACAGCAGATTCAGGTTCCAGACATGCTGGACGAGGCGATGGTGACTTCGGCTGGGCGAGGCGTGCAGAGCGTCATGGGTGCACACCAAGCCGCTACGGCGGGTCAGGTCGGTTTCGTGCGCGTGCTTGCGGGCGGCAGCGGTTATAGGCGAGCGAGCGTCGTGATTTCTGCAACGCTTCCAGGCGCGGGCAGCGGGGCGCAGGCGATCGCCTATGTGCGGGATGGCGCGGTGCTGGGCATCAGCCTGGTGAGTGGCGGCAGCGGGTATGCGGCGGGCGCCACGGTGGCGATCACCGGGGACGGCCAGGATGCCACGGCTGTGGCAGTGATTGGCTTGCCAGTGACCGAGGAGCGACGGTTGCGGCTGCACTGCAATTGCGCCGTGCGGTTCAAGCGGGTGGGCAGCGCTCCATTTCAGGACAATTGGACCGGCACGGACATCTTGGTTCCTGCGGCGACAGCGATTGATTGGGTGGGAACTTGGGGCGGTTGGCAAGCCGCTGCCTTTGCACCGGCCGATTACCTGGCGCCAACCGGGGATGGCAGCTTAGTGCTGCGTACGGCCAGGGGAGACCTGACGCTGCGGCCTTCCGGACCTGGGCGGGTCCGGGTGGGGTCGGACGCGGAGCCTTGGGGCTTTGTCAGCGCGCTGGGCCGCGGCAGTCCGGAGGGCGTTGTGAACGCGCCGCCTGGGTCCGACTACCGGAACCTGGATGGCGGCGTGGGATCGACGCTGTGGCTGAAGCGGAGCGGGTTAGACGCTGTGGGTTGGGCGGCACTGGGATAGATCAGCAGTAGTATCTACTCGCAATGAGACAGTAGATCGGGGACAAAAATGCCGACGATCAAGCAACTTCCGCTGGCTACGCGGGTGGCAGCGACAGACGAGCTGCCTTTGAGCCAAGGCAGCCTTACCCGGAGTGCCAAGGTAGGATTGCTGCTGGCGGGCACGCAGCCGTCCATCACGCTGGCGCCGGGCGCGCTGCTGGGGCGAGTGTCGGCGTCAGTTGGCGGCCCGGAGCCGGAGCCGGTGGCGGTTGGCGTCGGGCTTGCGGTGTCGGGCGTTGGACTGGCGGCTACGGGAGCGGACCACCTTGCGTTTCCAGCGACGCCAGGGCTGCTGGTGGGCGACGAGGTGGTGATCAACAGCGGGTCGGCGCCACGGCGGATGCCGGCGACGGCACTACGGCGGCTGTTTTCGGCCGGGGTGGGGGTGCAGATCGATTCAGGGGGCGTGATCTCGGCGCCATCCGGCGGCGGGCTTGGCACGCCGGGCTTGCAGGGCATCCAGGGCGACACTGGTGCCCCGGGACCCCAGGGTTCCTTGGGACCGTCGGGCGCCGCGGGCGCGACCGGCGTGATTGGCTTGCGCGGTTTGCCGGGTGCACAGGGGCCGGCGGGCTTGAAAGGGGACACTGGCGCAGCTGGTGCGGCGGCACCGGTTATCACGGACGCTTCCGCGCTCCAAGTGATTGCGGGCGGTGCGGCCACGGCACGCAGCTTGGGCGCACGCGCGGCGGATCGCGTTAATGCCCGAGACTTCGGCGCGGCGCTGAATGATTCGACGGATGATACGGCCGCCCTCATGGCGGCCCGGGCCGCTGCAGGGGAGGGGGCGGTGACCTTGCCCTCGGGCGTCGCACGCGTGACGACGGCGACTGAGGGGTTGAGCGGGCGTATGGATGGCGACGGCCAAATCCGGACGGCGGATGGTCATAAGCGCGCCCCACGGTTCAGCCTGCGGTCCGCGGCGCCGACGAGCTATGGCAATCAAGGCGACATCGTCCAGGCATTCGATGGCGATCTGAGCACTGTGCATCTGGCGATCGAGCACCGGATCGAGGGTGACGACACGCTGACCAAGCCTGCGACCAGCTATGTCATGCACCACGAGAACAGCGCGATCAGCCTGTCGATGCTTAATCAGAGCGGGTGGAACCAGGCGACCGACAACCAGGTCGGCGGGCGCACGGGCGTTGCCGCGATCAACAGCAACGTTGGCAATGTGGGCCAGGGCGACGCTTATTTTCTGCATGTCAGCGGGTTTGTCGCGGGTACCAAGCCGGGAAGCACGCATTTCCTGGCGAACCCGGCGTTGGTGGCGTTCTCAGGCGACATCTTCTCGTTTGCGGACGGGACGTATCAGGAGGTGGACGAGTTTAGCCATGACGACGGCGGGTTCGGCGCGGTCGGGTCGGACATTGCGGTCAGCAGCACGGTGCGCAATTTCAACCGTACGAACAACGGCGGGGCGAAAGGAGCGTGGTGGCTAGCGTTTCGCCTGCAATCGCTCGGCACGAAGGCTGTTGATGTTGCGCTGCAGCCGACGGGCAAGTGGAACAATGTGATCGACACGACACCGGTGGCGAGCGGACCGACAAAAGCTGTTTGGACGCAGGCGGCAGGGCAGCGGACGTATCTGAACGCGAGTGCCTTTCCGGATGGCTTCTCGAACCCGGCGAAGGTTTCGGTTGGCACGACCTACACGCACTATAATCCGGTTTCTGCGGCGTATGAGGTCGTAGTGGGCGGCACCACGGCGCTGTCGGTGAGTTCCGGTGGTGTGCTGGGCATCACGCCAGCGCCGGGCAGCAATGACGCGACCTTGGCGACGACGGCTTTCGTGGTCGCGCGTGTGGCAGGTGGCGTGGGTTCGACCGGGCCGGCGGGACCTGCGGGTGCGGCCGGCACCACCGGTTTGCAAGGTCCAATCGGTGCAACGGGCGCCAGCGGGTCAACCGGGTTTACTGGGGCGGCGGGTGCTGCCGGCGTCGCAGGTCCGCAAGGGCTGACCGGAACGACCGGCGCCGCTGGACCGACTGGTATCGCAGGTGCAGTCGGCCAGGGTTTCAGCGCCCGGGGTGCGTGGGTCGCATCGACCAGTTATGCGCCGTATGACGTCGTCACCTATGGCGGCCAGACCTATTTGGCTTTGACCGCTTTCACGTCCGGCACGACGTTCAACGCAATAGCTTGGAATCTTTGGGCGGCCGCCGGCGCCACAGGGCCGGCTGGGAACGTAGGGGCGATTGGCGCGACCGGAGCGCAAGGCCCGATCGGAGCGACTGGGAGCACCGGCGCGGCAGGAGCGACTGGCATTCAGGGTACACAAGGTATCCTGGGTGCCGCTGGCGCAACGGGCACGCCAGGAGCCGCTAGCACGGTTCCCGGTCCGACCGGCGGTGCCGGAGCCGCGGGCACAGCGGGTGCTACGGGTGCGACTGGGCCTGCCGGCCCGACCACGGCAGCGACCAGCTCGGTGATCGGCGCGGTGAAGCCCGGCGTTGGGCTCGCGGTAGCAGGTGACGGCACGTTGTCGGCGGTGTCGGGCAGCGCATACTTGAACGGCGCGCTACAGGGCGGGACAGCGAACGCTTTGCCGCGGCTAGACATTTTCACCGCGGCTGGAAGCTATACCTGGACCAAGCTCGCTGGGGCGGCGCTGGTGGATATCACGCTGATCGGCGCGGGCGGCGGCGGTGGCGCGGGCGGTGTGTTTGCCGCAGCCACCGCTGGCTCGGGCGGCGCCGGCGGGGGTGCGGGCGCAGTCGTCCGAATGACGGTGCCGGCAGCGTTGGTTGCAGCGACCGTAACAGGAGTTGTGGCCGCGAACGGTGCTGGCGGTGTCGGCGGGACTGCTACGGGCACTGGCGCCAATGGCACGGCGGCTTCTGCCATTACGACGTTCCCGCCGCTCAATGCCTATGGCGGCAATGGCGGCAACGGAGGCGTTGTCGGGGCGGGCAGTACGGGCGGCGGGGGCGGGGGGCCGAACGGCGTCAACGGCGTGGGATTGACCGGCTCGCAGGCGAGCGTGGCCGCTCTCGGCGTAGGTCCTGGCGATGGCGCTGGTACTAATGGCGGCGCGGGCTTCGCAGGGCGGGACGGTATATTGGGCGGCGCGGGCAGCGGGGCGGCAGGCACGGGTGTCAGCACCAGCGCTGCGTTTGGCGGCGGGATCGGCGGGACGGTGCCGGGCGCTGCCGCTGTAGCGGCGGCGGTTGGGGGCGCGGGCTTGGCCGCGAACGCGCCGCCCTACAACTACAGCCCTGGGGCCGCTGGAGGATCCGGCGGGTCTGCGGTGGGCGGTGCGTCGGCGGGAAGTGCCGGCGCAGGCTCCGGTTACGGCTCGGGCGGATCGGGGGCTGGGTCGTGCGTTGCGGGCGGCACGGCGGGCAGCGGGGCGGCGGGAACGCCGGGGCTGGTTATGGTTGTGCAGCGTTAAGAATTGGAAGACATAAGTCACAGCCTGATACGGTGCACATAAGTAAAGATAATTACAGCATCGGTGGATTATCATCTCGCTAGTGAATGCTGTATTAGCTGAATAGAAGATGAAGGATACTTCATGGTTGACCAAATGACTGTAGTTGCGTGTCGGCGCTGGCCATGACCGATATGCCGACTTCCGACTCGTCGGTGCGGCTAACTTCTAGCCCGACGCTTAACTACGCCTTTATTGCATCGCTCGTTGGCGCGTGCGGCACCGGCGTATGGTTTTTTGCAACGCAGACCGAAACCAACCACAACCAGGCCGACCGCCAGGTGCAGTATGAAATCCGCGCCAACGCACGTGTGGACGCGATGGAAAAACGCGAGGACATGCGGACGACCAACATGAATGAGATCCGGGACCGCCTTATCGGGCTGGAGGCGACCAGCAAGTATATCGCCGCCAACCTAGGGAAACGATGATGCGGTGGACCCGGCCTCAGGGATCCCCTCATTCTATTCTTTTGAATTCGAGAATTCTATTTGATGTTTATTCGATTGGGAAGAATTTTACTATGTATACGGTGCTGCGTCACCATTCCTTGAAATCGATAGGTGCGGATTCCCCGGCGGAGATGCAAAGCAATTGATCACTGCCGACGCCTATATCATTGAAATTACATCGGAAAAAATGAGGGGATACCTGAGGGACCCGGCTGCAAGCCTTCGCGCAGTCTCGGCTGTTTCGTGGGCTGCTTATCGCAATGCTGGCTGCGGGCTGCACACCGTCTGGTTCCCCGGGCGGTGCCGATCTGCCAGGGCCAGCCATCGTCCTAGCGCCTGTCGCTGTCCCGCAACGCCGCGTTGTGCCGTTACCCGTTGCAGACAGCCCCGCTGCCGTCATCCGCGACAACGCGGCATTGCGTGATCAGGCGACGAACTACGTGGCGAGCTCGCGCAGCAAGCCGGCGGTGATAGACAGGCTGACGACGCTCACGCTCCAGGCCACGCAGGCGTTGCAACGGTTGCGGGCCAGGCGCACGCGGGCCGGTTATCGGGCGCCGGATGTGCTTGCGGCGCGCGTGGCGGCGGATGCGCTGGCGGCTTATCTGCAAACACAGACCGCGCCGTGACCCGCCGCATCGCGACCGGCCCGGCGCTGGCGCGCACATGGCGGCCGGCGGTCGGTGTGACTGACATGCTTTAGACGTCGAAGCCTGCTGGGCCGCAAGCCTGGCGCTTCTAGCTTATGGAGACTGACCCATGGCGGCATTCGACCAGGCGTTCCGCATCGTAATTGGGGAGGAGGGCGGTTATTCCGCTGATCCCGCTGATCCCGGCAATTGGACCGGGGCCGCTTGCGGTCGGGGCGTTTGCTTGGGAACACGCTATGGCGTCTCGGCAGCGGCGTATCCAGGATTGGCGATCGCGACGCTGACGCTCGACGCAGCGCACGCGATCTACCGGCGGGATTATTGGGACCGAGTGCAAGGCGATAGCCTACCGCCGCCCTTGGCGCTGTTGGTATTCGATGCGGCGGTGAACAACGGCGTGGACCGTGCGATACGCTGGCTGCAAGCGGCGACGGGCGTCGCGCCGGACGGGTTGCTCGGACCGCGCACATTGGCCGCAGTCGGCGCAAAGGCTGGGCAGGGAGCGGCATTGTTGGCGGAATTCCAGGCACAGCCCCTAACGTTCATGGCGGGGCTGCCGACCTGGCGGGTTTTCGGTCTCGGTTGGGCCCGGCGGCTGTGCCGGCTGCCCTATGCAGCAATCGGGATGTCCGGCGGACCCAACGAAACTTAGATGCTCGTGAAACTTGGTCTGGCGCCGTCGCTGCCTTCGCAGCGCGCAGAGATGGAGAGCTAAGTGGATTTATCGCGGATGGCGACCGATGCCCTCAAAGGTGCGGCGGCCGGCTCGGTGGTGCCCGGCATCGGTACGGCACTCGGTGCGGTGGGCGGCATCGCTTTGGACCTGGCGCCTGAGATCGGTCGTTGGCTGTTCGGTCCGGACTCTGCGCCGGTTACGCTGGCAGTGCAGCGGGCGGTCCGTGAAGTGACGGGTGCTGACGAGCCCGCCGCCCAGGCCGCAGCGCTGGCCGACCCCGACCTTGCAGGCCAACTGCGGGTAGAGCTCGCAAGCATCGCCGCCACCCGCGCCGCAGCGGCGGAGAGTGCAGCCGAGGCGCGGCTCTCGGCGCAACTAGCGGACGTGGCGAGCGCCCGTGCGATGGCGGTCCAGTTCGCACAGTCCGGGAGCAACTTGGCTTGGGGCGCACCGGTGACCAGCCTTGTGGTGCTGATCACCTTCGGAGCCGTGGTGTCCCTAGTATTATTGCATGCGATCCCGACCGGATCGGAGACGGTGTTGAATGTTCTGTTGGGCACTTTGGCTGCGATGGCAACCAACGTAGTTGGCTACTGGGTCGGCAGCAGCGCCGGCTCGGCCCGCAAAGACGAACGGCTGGCGCGGCTGACCGTGGGATAGCCGGCTGATCTGCTTCGAGGCCGCGTCCTTAATCCGCCACCAGCAACAATGGTTCGCCGTCGGTGCGCCGGGTAACTTGCCAGAGATACCTCCGAGTTCGCTCCGGTGACAGTGGCGCGCCGAGCAGGGCACCCTGCACCTGACCGCACTCTAGGTGCGTTAGAATGTCGAGCTGGGCTTGGCTTTCAATGCCTGCGGCTACCACGTCGAGCTGCGCTTCCAGCGCCATGGTCAAGACGGCGCGAACGCTCGTCATAGTGGCCGGGTCGGTAAGCATCGCAGCGATGAATGACGGGCTGATCTTGATCTGCTGAAAAGCGAAATCCCGTAAGGAGTTGAGCGAGGCGTTCGCTTGCCCGAAATCATCGAGCACAAGCCGCACCCCGAGCGTCCGCAAGGACAACATCGTCGACAGCACTTGTTGCGAGTTCTCCAGCAACGCGCCAGTCGCGACTTCGAGATCTAGCCGGTCAGGCGATAGGCCCGAGCGATGCAGCGTTTCGATAACCTGATGCTCCAGGTCGTCGCGGCAGAACTGCGCGGGAGACAAGTTGATCGCGAGTCGCACTGGCATCGCCCAGGTCGCCGCCTCCGTGCACGTCGTGTGCATCACCCAACGTCCGAGCTTATGGATCAGATCCGATCGTTCACATAAAAGGATGAATACGGATGGCGGTAGCATGCCGCGACTTGGATGCCGCCATTGCACAATTGCCTCAAATGCAAGCGGTATGCTGGTTTTCATGTCGAATATAGGCTGATACGTCATCTCGAACTGGTCACGTTCCAGCGCCATGTCCAGATCGTCCAGCAACTGCCGTGCATCGTCGAGCGCCGTCCGCGGTTCCGCGCGCGCGACTAAGCCGCACCCGGTGGATTTCGCTCGGTAAAGCGCGCTATCGGCCCGGCGCAGCAACTCTTCTGCCGTGCTTCCGTCTTCCGGGAACAAAGCGATGCCGATCGACACGTCAATTCCGCTGCTTTCCCCGCTCAACACATAAGGTGCACGGATCAAGGTCGCCAGGCGCTGGGCCGACCGTCCGGCCTGCTCGACCGATGACACACCGGGGAACACCACCGCGAACTCGTTTCCGCCCATGCGTCCGACCGTGTCCCCCTCACGCATGGACGCTTGCATCCGTGCTGCGACTTCGACCAACAGAAGGTCATCGATGGCGTGGCCGCGTGACCCGTTCACCCGGTTGAACCGGTCGAGATCGAGGAAAAGCACCGCGAGGCCGCTCGCTGTTTGTTGCGCTCGGGTGATCGACCGCTCGAGTTGTGCCAGGATCGTCGCCCGATTGGACAGCTGCAACAGATCGTCCGTAAGGGCGAAATGCGCGATCCGCTGCTCTACCGAATCCTGCTGTTCCGGTGTCGGCGCGAGCGGCTCCAGCGCCTTGGCCAGTTGCCGCCGCCGGGCCTGCAGGGCTGCCGGATTGGCCGCATTGGTCCTGACCAAACGCCAACGGGGAAGGAACCGGTGGAACCAGCGTTCAACATTCCAGCTCTCTGCCTCAGCCATACTGTCCTGCCTGCCAAAAGCTGCGTGACTACGCCAGCCGCCATTGTTGCAACTGGCCATACGAGGGACGATGTAGCGGGCTTAGCGCGATCAGTCCCGTCATATTTGGTTTGGAGTCGGAATGGCGTTATTGTTGTGGTACTGTGGGGCGTGAGCGGCGCTAGCGCAGGTATCTAAGCCGTAAGTCGCGCCAGCCGGTCGAACTCCGCGATATCCAGCGTCTCGGCGCGACGCTCTGGTGCGATGCCAGCTCGCTCCAGCAACGCTTCACCCCCGAGTGGCCGAAGCGAGCCGCGCAGCATCTTGCGCCGTTGCCCGAATGCCGCCGCGGTCAGCCGTTCCATGGCGGCGAACAGCGCAGGGGATGGCTGGGCCGCGAGCGGCACGAGGCCTACAACCGCCGACCATACCTTTGGCGGCGGTATGAATGCCGCGGGCGGCAGGCGCATCAGCAGCGCCACGCCACAGGTCCATTGCGCCAGCACCGACAGCCGTCCGTAGGCTGGTGTGTCCGGTGCGGCGGCGATGCGCTCGGCGACTTCCAACTGGAACATCAGCGTCATGCGCTCCCATGCCGCCGCCTGCCGCAGCCAGCCAATCAGCAGCGGGGTCGCGACGTTATAGGGCAGGTTGGCGATGATCTGCCGGGGCGCTGGCGCCAGCGTCGCCAGATCGGTCCGCGTCGCATCCGCCGCAAGCACGCGCAGCCGAATGGGATGCACGGCCTCCAGCTCCGCCAAGGCCTGTATTGCGCGAGCATCGACCTCGATGGCCAGCACGCTCGCAGCCTGAGTGCTCAACAGCGCGCGGGTCAGGCCGCCAGGACCGGGGCCGACTTCGACGACATGCCGGCCTTCGAGTTCGCCGGCCTGCCGGGCAATCCGCCCGGTGAGGTTTGCATCCAGCAGAAAATGCTGGCCGAGCTTTTTTCGCGCTCCAAGTCCGTAACGCGCGATGACGTCCCGAAGCGGCGGAAGCGAGCCAAGCGGCAAAGGGTCCAGGCGCTACGCCCGCTCATCCATCATTGCACGGCGGCGCAAATCCCGCTGCAGCTGCCGGGAGGTCAGCTCCACACGCTCCTGCAGCAGCCGTTCGCTCACCTCTTCCTTGGTCGGCGCGGACGCGGTCTTCACCTCGCGTGAGCACACCATCACGACAGCAACGCCCTCGGTGGCAACGACGGGCTTGCTCGGCACACCGATGGCCAGCCCAGACAGCAAGGTGCGCAACGGCACCGACGCCACCGTTTCCAGCTTCACCTCGCCAGGGTCAGATGGGCGCACGGTGCCGGCACGCTGGTTCGCGTCCTCCATGTCCTTGCAGCTTTTCACGTTACGGCTGACCGCCTGTGCCTGCTCCACGGCCTTGCGCTGCTGTTCGGTCGGGGCGGCCGGGTTCAGCGCGCCGACGAAGGGCAAGAATACTTGGCGTATGCTCATCGCGGTCGACTGGTCCCGCCCGATCTCGCGCTTGGTGCGGAGCGTGACGATGCTGATACCGCCGGGCACCTCGATCGGGTTGCTGATCGCACCGGGCGGCATCTCACGCACCACGTTGGCGACCTCCGGATCCAGCTGGCTTGCTCGCACCCAGCCGAGATCGCCACCCTGCAGCGCTGTCTGACTCTGGCTGAACTGCGCGGCCACGACGGCAAACGGTGCGCCGGCCCGGAGCTGCGCGATTACCGCATCGGCGAAACGGCGTGCATCGGCGGACTTGGCAGGGTCGTCGACGGAGATGAATATTTCGGCCACGCGGAATTCGGGCCTGCCGATTTGGTCCTTGAAGATGCGCGCCTGCTCTGCCACGTCGGCGTCTGTCACCTCAGACTTGGCGCCGAGCTCCTGCCGCAGCACGCGGGTCCAACCCAGTTGCACGCGGACCTGGTCGATCAGCGTGCGGAGTGCCACGCCCTGCCCGCGCAGGCTGCTGCCAAGCGCTCCTTTCGGCATGCCGTTGCGTTGCTCGATCTCCTCGATGGCAGTGGCGATCTCGCGGTCGCTTACGTTGATGCGGCGGCGCTGCACTTCCTGCAGGCGCAGGCGCTCGTCCACGAGCTGTTTTACGACTTGCGGCCGCAGCCGGGCCAGTACATCGGGCGTGACTGGCAGGCCGGTGCTGAGCGCGAACAGCTTGCCGCGGTTGGCGACGTCCCCGGTCGTGATCACGTCGCCATTTACGACGGCGACGATCTGCCCGCCCCCGCTATCCGGCGCCGTCTCGGATGGCGCTGCCGGCAGCAGCGCCGGCCTGCGCGGCTGTGCCCCGACATCGGTGGATATCAGCAAACCGGTCATCAGAAATGGGACGAGCAGCAGCGAGAAGCCTTGAATGGGCATGGGGGTCCTACGCGGGATCATATTCGGTTCAAGCCGAACTGGCCGACTGTCTTGAACGTCAGTTGAAACAGGATCGTGCTGGCGCCGTTGTCGCCGTTCAGCGACGTATAGCGCCGGTTATAGCTCACATCGAAGGCGAAGCACTCGTCCTCGTATGTGGCGTGCACTCCGGCACTGCTTAGCTTCGATAGCTCCAAATCCCGCCGCACGTAGGCCGACGCGCGGTACTTGTCGAACTGCGTGCTCGCCGAAACGGTCGCTTCATTCCGATGCTGAAAGTAGCTCGCGGGGATCAGCGGCTGATCATACAGGAAGTATGGGTTCACGGCAGAGTAGATATATCCCGCTGACACCCGCAGCAACGGGGTTCCCGCCGTGCCGATCGCGTCCGCGAACCTCACATTTGCCGTCTTGTGGTCAAGCCGTGTCCGTCCCGTGAGGTCGAACCACGGGGCTGGCGACACCGTCGTGCGTGTGACGATGTCGGACGCCCGGTTCTCCAGGCCAGAGCCCACCGGGAAGGTGTCGTCCTTACGGCTGCGGAAGCTCTGGCCGATGAGGCCGTCTACTTGCGCGCCGCCGGCCGTCCAATTCAGATGCAGCGCCACGTTGGCCCGTATTCCGCCCTCCAACCGGTCGATTCCGGGAAAGCGGTTCAGGCTGAACAGGTTCTGATCGGTGAACTCGAAGTCCAGGCTGTCCTCGTTGGGAATGCGCTGGTTGCGTCCGCCCCCGGTATTTGGGCCCGCGATGAGCTGCACCCGCGGCTCGATCAGCTGAGTCCCCCATCCGTCCCGCACCAGCGGCCAGCGCACGTCGATCGCCACCTGCGGATGTGCCCTGGCCGTTTCGGCGCTGCCGTTACTGGCGAAGTTTGGATTCTGGTCCAGGCTGGTGGCGGCATAAGCGGCGGTGTCGGCCTGCAACGTCAAGCCGTAAACTTCCCCGAAGGCGCCGGCGAATGGGCGCTGCCAATTCAGCGTCGCCGCCGCCCGCTGGGTATTTGTGCCGATCTGCCGCAGCACATTGAAATTCTGTGTGTCGAACGACAGCCGTCCGCCCAGCATATCGGGTTGGCCAAAGAAGCTGTATTCATAGCGCGGCAGCACATACGGCAACCGGTTTTGCTTCACGCTGTCCACCAGCCCTTGGTAGGCGATGCTGTCGAGCTTGGTGTAGGCGCCGGTTCCGAAGCCCTCGACAAACAGCCGGCTGGTCAACACATCCGCCCGGTTGTTCACCCGGTAGTCACGCAGGTACTTGGAGGTAGTAGCCCGGTCGACGTCGAAGCCATAGCGCCAGGTATCGTCATAGGCAAAGCGCCCGCGAGCGAAGATATCGGCCTCGATCTTCCCGAGGTCCCGGCCGAAGCCGGTGTCGATATCCAGCGTTCCGTCGTTGAAGCGGCGGCGATACTGGGTGTTGAGGTTGCCATACTGCTGGCTGCTCAGCGTTGGGGTGATCGTCGCGTCGGACACGTCATCGATCGCCCAGAAGTAAGGCGCCGCGACGAACGCCCCCAAATTCTTCGATTGCCCGAAGGCCGGCACCAGGAAGCCGCTGGCACGCCGAACCGATGGGTCGGCGTGCCAAAAGTATGGAAAATATGCGACTGGCAGGCCATAGATGTCGAGCACGACGTCCCGATACTCGATTTTCTTGTTTTGCCCATCCTGCACGGCGGACCGGGCGCGGAGCTGCCACAGCGGCGGCTTGCTCGGATCCGTGGCGCACAGGTTGCAGGTTGAATAGATCGCGCGCGACATCTCGTTGATCGTGCCTTCGGTCCGCCGGGCACCGTTCGCCACCAGCTTGCCGTTCTCGGCCAGAATTGCCCGCATGCCCTTCAGCACGCCGTCCCGCAGGCCCTCGGTCAGCTCGGCATAGTCGCTGAACAGCACCTGCCCATCCGGCTGCACCATCACGACGTTCCCAGTGGCGGCAGCGACGTTGGTGTTGCGGTCGAACACGATCTTGTCGGCCCGCAGCACGTTGTCGTTCTGCCAGGCCTCGACATTGCCGGTTGCCGAAACGATGGCGTTGTCGCGGTCGTATTCCACGTGGTCGGCGGTGAACGTCACCGGGTCGGTCCGCGTTAACGGCTGCGGCGCTACTGTGGGACGCGCCCGGCGCACCCCGCTGAACTGCGCCCGTGCTGTGTCGGACCCGGCCAGCACGCCAGTGGCCGCAAGCCCCATAAGGATCAATCGACGCATCAGGAGAGGGTGCAAGCCGTGGGCATTACGCATCTATACAACCCTAGGCGCGCCGACAAAAGCCGCAGTGTTTGCAACCGGCCTCCGCTCGCCCGCGCAAGAACCTCGTCGTTGAGTGAAGCCTTTGCAAGGCGGCAACCGACGATCCTACGCACAAGCGTCGGCCTGCATGGCTTTGGGTTGCCGCATCTAAGCCGACTCGGCAAGGCGGTGCTGGGGCTGCTGCAGCGACAGTTAAATCGCCTCCGTTCCGCAACCCACGCCTCTCCCAGCCGTTGCCAGCCCCTTGGTAAGTGGAGCGGAGAATGAAGCAGCGCTGGCCTGAGCATCTCTGGATTGTACGGCATGGAGAGAGCGCCGGCAACGTCGCGCGCGACGCGGCCATGGTCGCCGGGCACGCCCGCATCGACCTGAATATCCGCGACGTGGACGTGCCGCTCAGCCCGCTCGGCGAGCGCCAGGCCGATGCGCTCGGCCGTTGGTTCGCCGATATGTCGCACGAGCAGCAACCGCAGATCGTCCTCGTCTCACCATACCTTCGCGCCCGCGACACCGCCGTGCGTATTCATGCCCAGGGTGGCACTCCAATCGCCCCCGAGCGGTTCGGAGCGGACGAACGGCTCCGCGAAAAGGAATTCGGCGTGCTCGACCTGTTGACCCGGATGGGCATCGAGACCGAGTTCCCCGACCAGGCCCGCTTTCGTAACCTGCTCGGAAAATTCTATCACCGTCCGCCCGGCGGCGAGAGCTGGTGCGACGTCATCCTCCGTTTGCGCAGCCTGCTTGACACGATCTACCTGCATCATGAGGGCGAGCGCGTGCTCATCGTGGCGCACCAGGTCGTCGTGCTCTGCCTGCGCTATCTGCTGGAGGGCATGGACGAGGCGGAAATCCTCAGCGTGGACCGTGAGGGCGACGTCGCGAACTGCGGCATCACCGAGTATGCCGCCAGCGACTCGGGGTTACGCCTGGTGCGCTATAATTTTACCGTTCCCATGGAACGTGAAGGCGAGACCGTAACGGCGGCGCCAGACAGCCCGGTCGCTGCACGATGACGCGGCCGATCGACGCCGATTTCCTCCGCACGATCCCGTTGCCGCCGCCGGGAGAGGACAAGGATAAGCGGGGCCGCGTCCTGGTCGCTGGCGGCAACCGTGCCGTACCGGGCGCCGCGTTGCTGGCGGCCGAGGCGGCGTTGCGGGCCGGCGCCGGCAAGCTGCAGGTAGCAACGGGGGCGCAGCATCGCGCCAGGCCTGGCGCTATGCCTGCCTGAGGCGCTTGTAATGGGCCTATCCGAGACGGAGGCCGGCGACCTCGGGCCTGAGGCGACGGAGGCCCTGGCGAAGGCAGCAAAGCGGACGGACGCTCTGTTGCTCGGTCCCGGCATGATGGACACGGATGCGGCCATGGCACTGGTGAAGGGTGTGCTGGCGCCGCTCGACCCGGCGGACGGTCCGGCCCTCGTGCTCGATGCGGGGGCGCTATGCGGCCACGCTGCGCTGCGCGAGGCGCTGCATCCGCACGCCGGACGTGCCGTGCTCACGCCGCATGCTGGGGAGATGGCAAACGTGCTGGACATCGAGCGTGCGGAAGTCGAGGACGACCCGCTCGCCACCGGCCGTCGCGCCGCGGCGCTGCTGCAGCAAGTGGTCGTGATGAAAGGCGCACAAACGCATGTCATTAGCCCAGGAGGCGAAGCGTGGACCTATGCGGGCGGCGTCGTCGGGCTGGCGACCAGCGGCTCCGGCGACGTGCTGGCAGGTATCGTTACCGGCCTGCTCGCCCGTGGAGCGCCGCCAATCCAGGCTGCGTGCTGGGCCGTGTGGCTGCATGGTGAGGCGGGAAGGCGGCTAACTCAGCGCATCGGCCCGATCGGCTTCTTGGCTCGGGAACTGGCGGCGGAGGTGCCGACGCTGATGGCGGAGTGCAGCAACGGCTGATTAGACTGGAAATCACAAGCAGCTTGTGTCTATCTGGCTAGCCATCTGGCTAGATGATTGGACATGGTATGCATAGCGTTGGGGTATTCGAGGCGAAAAACCGGCTGACTGCTCTGCTCGACGAGGTCGAGGAGGGTGGCGAGGTGCTTATCACGCGGCGTGGCAAGCCGATTGCGCGATTGGTCCCCGCTGATGCCGGCTTTGATCGCGCCAAGGCTCGTCGCGTTGCGGACAGCCTGCTGCAAGCCAGCAAGGGTTTGAAGCTTGGCGGGCTGTCGATCAAGGGCCTGGTCAGCGAAGGGCGGCGGTGAGCTTTGTCCTCGACAACTCTGTCGCCCTTGCCTGGTGCTTTGAGGATGAGCACACGCCTGCGAATATCGGCGTTTTAGATCGCTTGACCGAAGGCGGCGCTGTCGTGCCGCAGCTTTGGCCGATCGAGGCGGTCAACGGCCTGCTGACTGCGGAACGTCGCGGCCGCATCACTGGTGCTGAACGGCAGCGCCTGGCGAGTTTTCTGCACGCCCTGCCGATCAGCGTCGACGATCAAACCGCCACTCAGGCCTGGACAGTGACGGCCCACCTCGCCGAGCAGCATCGGCTGACCGCCTACGACGCGACCTACCTTGAGCTCGCCCTGCGCCTTGGCTTGCCGCTGGCAACCAATGACAAGGCGCTGATCGTGGCGGCTAAAGCTGTCGGCGTTATCCTGCTCGCGGCGGCTATCTGAACTATAGCCTGCCGTTACCGAAGCTGAAACGTGACTAGACCGCAGTAGCTATGACTGTGTCAGAGCTACTGCGGTCTAGCATTTTTCGAGCGACCAATTTTGCCGCCCTGACCGGCAACGCAAGCGCGTTTCCAGTCAGGACGACATTGGTCTAATACTACAGCCGGGTTTGCGCGTTAGACCTGGTCGGAGGTGTCCTGTCATGGTGATGCGATTGGACGTTATGGGTTGGTCGGTTGAGTTGGACGGCGTTGTGGACCGGATCGCGCCGCGGTTTG